GCCGTGATCGACGGCGGCTTGTTCGCGTTCGCCATGCCTCGGGGGTCGGGCAAGACGAGCCTCGCCCGCATCGCCGGGCTGTGGGCCATCCTCTACGGCTACCGGCCTTATGTCTGCCTGATCGGCAGCGCCGAAGACCAGGCCAAAAGCATGCTCGACGCGATCAAGCGCGAAATGCTGGCGAACGACCTGCTGCTGGCCGACTTCCCCGAAGCGATCTACCCGATCCGCAAACTGGAGAACAACGCCCGGCGTCAGATCGGCCAGCTCTGCGAGGGCAAGCCGACGTACATCACCTGGTCGGCGGATCGATTGGTGATGCCCACCCTGCCGGGGTCGCCCTCGTCGGGTGGGATCATCACCGTGGCGGGCCTCGACTCCAACATCCGGGGGCAGCAGCACACGCGGATGGATGGTTCGATCATCCGCCCGTCGCTGGTGATCCTCGACGACCCGCAGACGCGGCAGTCGGCCAACTCGCCAGCGCAGACCCGTCACCGCCTCTCCATCCTCAACGGTGATGTGCTGGGCCTCGGCGGCCCTGGGGTGAAGATGGCCGGGTTCATGACCTGCACGAAGATCTACCACGACGACCTCGCGGACCAGGTCCTTGACCGGTCGAAGAACCCCGAGTGGCAGGGCGAATGCACGAAGCTTATCTACAAGTTCCCCGACTCGACCGAGGCCGAAAAGCACTGGGATCAATACGCCCAGCTCCGAGCCGAGTCGCTGCGTGAGGGGCGGGACGCGTCGGAGGCCACGGACTACTACGAGCAGCACCGCGACGCGATGGACGAGGGGTCATCGGCCGCCTGGCCCCAGCGGTTCAACCACGACGAGGTCAGCGCGTTACAGCACGCGATGAACCTCAAGCTGCGTGACGAGGCCGCGTTCTTCGCCGAGTACCAGAACGAGCCCGTCGCCGAGCAGACCGACGAAGATGTGCTGACCCCCGACCAGGTCGCCCAGCGCATCAACGGCCGCCCCCGGAATCAGGTGCCCGTTGAATGTACGCGGGTGACGGCGTTCATCGACGTGCACGACAAGCTGTTGTTCTACACGGTGTGCGCGTGGACCGAAGACTTCACCGGTTACGTCATCGACTACGGCACGTATCCCGACCAGAAGCGGGCACTCTTTTCGCTGCGTGACGCCAAGCGCACCATGAGCGACCTGATTCCGGGGGCGGGAGTCGAGGGCGCGGTGCAGGCGGGGCTCGAACAGCTGGTCACGACGCTGCTCAACACCACTTGGCCGCAGGGTGAGGGATTGGCGCGGCTCGATCACCTGCTCATTGACTCGGGGTACCTGCCGGGGGTCATCTCCAACGTGTGCCACAAGATTCCGGGGGCGGGCGGTGGGTCCGGGGGAGTGATGCCGTCGAAGGGGGTGGGGATCAAGGCGGGCAACCGTCCGATGGCGACGTACCGCCGTCGGCCGGGCGAGCGACACGGCCACCACTGGTATGTGCCCAACGTGTCGAAGACCAGCGAGTTCCGGCACGTGCAGATCGACACGAACTACTGGAAAAGTTTTGTGCACGCACGGCTGGCGGTGGCCCCGGGCGACCACGGATCGCTGACGTTGTTCGGCAGTGCCAAGACGACTGGGGCGGCGCATCGGCTGTTCGCCGACCACATCGCGGGTTCGGAGTCGTGGACGCGGACACAGGGGCACGGCCGGGTCGTGCAAGAGTGGTCGGTCCGCCCGAGCAAGCCCGACAACCACTGGTTCGACTGCCTGGTCGGCTGCGCCGTCGCGGCGTCCATGGGCGGGGTCCGACTGGGTATTGAAAAAATGGAAAAGCCAGCGCGACAACGCATCCGCTTGTCCACTCTACAGCAGCAGAGGTTCAAACATGTCTGAGCAGCGGTCTAATCGTGTAGCGACATCCTCCTGCCCTCCACCCTGCCCAGAGCAGCGGGGTATTGTGTGCCGAGAGTGCGGATGTGGGCACTTCTACGTGCTCTATACCCGAGCGAAGCCCGGTGGCCGAATCATGCGTCGTCGAGAGTGTCGCCACTGTGGAAAGCGGGTCACGACCTGGGAAAAATAGGATGCAAGTCTGCCCAAAGTTCTAGATGCGTAACGAACTTACACCACGACTGTTTTGGGCCTTGATCCCGTGATGATCAGTGATATGCTTGGCGATGAACTGAATACCGACAGTCTGAGGGTGGTCCCTTTAGGCTGACCGGCCGGATCGGAAACGACCAGGCCGCGCGAGTCACCAAACTTGCGCGGCCTATTTTATTGCGCCGCGCCCAGGCGAACGATCTGTCATGGGCGACGAACTGACCAACAAAATCCGAGACAACGCCTCCGGCCCGGCCAAGGCGAGCGTGGACGGTCAGTCTATGGAGCAGCACCGGCTGAGCGACCAGATCGCGGCCGACCGCTATCTCGCGTCGAAGCGAGCTACCCAAGGCAACGGCCTGGGCGTCAAGACCACCAAACTCATCCCACCGGGGGCTGCGTAATGCTGATCCCCTGGCGATCAAGCTCCCGCAAGCCCACGGCCAAGCCGAGCGAGCGCTCGCATCGCATCCTCCGCGCCCGCTTCGACGCCGCCCAGACTACCGATGAGAACCGCCGCCACTGGGCCAACGCCGACTTGCTGAGCCCCGACGCCGCCGCTTCGATGGACGTGCGGGCGATCCTGCGCAGCCGCGCCCGGTACGAGGTGGCTAACAACTCCTACGCACGGGGCATCGTGCTCACCCTGGCCAATGACACCATCGGCACCGGCCCCCGGCTGCAGATGCTCACCGACGATCCCGCCGCCAACGCCGCCATCGAGCAGGCGTTCATGCGCTGGGCACGCGCGATCGGCCTGCCCGAAAAACTCCGCACCATGCGCATGGCCCGCGCCGAGTCAGGCGAAGCGTTCGCCATCCTCACGCACAACCCCATGATTCAGGGGGCGGTGCAACTGGACGTTCGGCTGATCGAGGCGGACCAGGTGACAACGCCTCTCTCGCGTCGGTCGCTGACCGACGACGCGGTGGACGGCATCGAGCACGACCGCTTCGGCAATCCGGTGGCATACCACATCCTCCAACAACATCCGGGTGATACCGCTTTCAATGCACCGACTTCCGGGGGTGACTACGACCGTGTTCCTGCTACTTCTGTCATTCATCTGTATCGCACGGATCGCCCGGGCCAGAGCCGGGGCATCCCGGAACTGACGCCGGCGCTGCCGCTGTTCGCGCAGCTGCGGCGCTACCGCTTGGCCGTGCTTGCCGCCGCCGAGACCGCCGCCGACTTCGCGCTCACCCTCTACACCGACTCGCCGCCCAACGGAGAACCCGATGCGGTCGAGGCGATGGATGTGTTCGAGCTCGAGGCTCGGATGGCCACGACCCTGCCACAAGGCTGGAAGCTCGGGCAGGTCAAAGCCGAGCACCCCAGCACCAACCACGTCGAGTTCGTGAAGTCGATCCTGGCCGAGATCGCTCGCTGCCTGAACATGCCGTTCAACGTCGCGGCGGGAAACTCGTCGGGCTACAACTACGCCTCGGGTCGGCTGGACCACCAGACCTATTACAAGGCGATCCGGGTCGACCAGTCTCACCTCGCCGACGTGGTCTTGGACCGCATCTTCCGGGGCTGGCTCAACGAGGCCATCCTCGTCAGCGATCTGCTGCCGCGCTGGATTCGCACAGCGGACGCCTCAACCTTGGACCATCAATGGTTCTGGGACGGCACCGAGCACGTGGACCCTGCGAAGGAAGCCAACGCCCAGGCCACGCGGCTGTCGAACAACACCACCACGCTCGCCAACGAGTACGCCAAGCAGGGCCGCGACTGGGAGACCGAACTCCGCCAACGCGCCAAAGAGCGGACCTTGATGCAAGAGCTCGGCCTGCTCGATGAACCAACGCAGGCCGTCGCCGTCCCCTCCGACCCCACTCCCGGAACCCCCGGAAAAGAGGAGGACGACGATGCCTGACCACCCCTCTGCAATGACGCTTACCGCGCCCTGCTCAATCGAAGCAGCGACTGCCACCAAGAACGATGAGCCCGCGTCGCCGAGGCGTTTCTCGATGACCGCCTACACCGGTGGCCGCATGACGCTCGCGGGCTGGCGCTACCCCGTCGTCGTGGACCTCGCAGGCCTGAACGTGGGTGACAGCTCACGCCCCATTTTCCTCGGCCACCAACAGGACGTGGACGACGTGGTCGGACAGACCGACCGCATCGAGATCGCCGAAGGCGAGCTCGTCGCTTCCGGCGACGTGCTGGGTGATTCGCCCCGCGTGCGGCGCGTGATTGCCCTTGCCGACAAGGGGTTCCGCTGGCAGGCCTCGATCGGTGCCCAGGCCCAGAAGGTGGACTTCATCAAGGCGGGACAGAACGTGGTCGTCAACGGCCGCCCGTTCGACGGCCCGCTCAACGTCGCCCGCCAATCCCTGCTCGGCGAGATCAGCTTCGTTCCGCTGGGAGCCGACACGCGCACCTCCGCTCTGATCGCTAATCAACCCGCAACCCGACCTCATAAGGACACCGCAATGGAATTCACCCAATGGCTCGAAGACGGCGGATTCAGCCTCGACGCGCTCACCGACGACCAAACCGCGACACTTCAAGCGTCGTTTGATGCAACCCAAAATGGGGCGAACACCGCCGTGGCTGATCCGCCCTCGAGGTCAGGCACGGTCAACGGCGATGAGGACGACGACCCGGCCCAGCGGCTTCGGGCCACGGCGGCCAATGAACTGCGTCGCCAGTCCCGCATCCTAGAACTCTGCGGCAGCGCCCATCAAACCCTCGCCGCTCAGGCCATCGAAGAAGCGTGGGACGAGACCAAGACCGAACTCGAAGTGCTCCGCGCCTCCCGACCGGCGTCGCCCTCGCCCGGCGGGGCGATGGACAAGTCGCCGGATCACGGGGTACTCGTCGCTGCCGCGTGTCGCGCCGCGGGCATGACCGATCAGCGTGCCGTCACCGCCTTCGGCGAAAAAACCATCGAAGCCTCCGACCAATTCCGGGGCGTCGGGTTCCAGGAGTTCTGCGAGATCGCGGCGGGCCGGCGTCTGCCGCGTTACCGCCAGGACGCCACCGGCTGGTTGCAAGCCGCGTTCAGCACGATGTCGCTTCCGGGCATTCTCTCGAATGTCGCCCACAAGATGTTGCTCGACGGCTTCAACTACGTCGAGGACGCCTGGCGGCAGGTGACCAAGGTCGGCTCGGTGTCGGACTTCAAGGAACACACACGCTACCGCCTGACCGACGACATGAAGTTCCAGCCCGTGGGCAAGGGCGGCGAACTGAAACACGGCAAACTGGGCGAGGAGAACTTCACCCAGAAGGCCGACACCCACGGCATCATGTTCAGCCTCGACCGCAAAGACATCATCAACGATGACCTGGGCGCGTTCGCCGCGATCCCGCAGGTGCTGGGCATGGGCTCAGCGGAGGCCATCGCCGAGGCGGTGTTCGAGCTGCTCTTGTCGAACCCTGGCTCGTTCTTCTCGGCCGGGAACAAGAACTACCTGACTGGGGCCGACACCGCGTTGTCGATCGACGCGCTCACCGCCGCCGAACTTCTGTTCCTCGAGCAGACCAAACCCAACGGCCGACCGCTCTCGGTCGCGCCTCGCACCCTGTTCGTGCCT